ATTCCATCCGACTCCTCCATAATTATGTTGTTCTCTAGCAACCCTGCTTCTACCATAATTGCTTTCATAAGCTAGTTGAGTTATCATATTTCTATACGCAGAATCTGGATCAGCTACCTTTTGATACAACAATTCTTTGTAAAGCAATGGACCCAATGTGTTTACAAACTATTCGTAAGCAGGAATCTATGCCTGTTTACCAGGAGCATATGCAGGTAGACCATCTTTAAATCCAGGATAATATTTTTTATAATTAGGTCCAAACCATTTTGCATCTTCTTCTGTTTTCATTGGAACATAATCCTTATTTTTTATAGCTCTCTAAAATGGATCTACTACACCATTCCATATTGGATTTGTAAAGTCAATTAACCCACCGCCTTCTACAGTTTGTACGTTTGGATAGATAATATTGTCAACACCAGCCATCTTATGCGTAGCTGATTTGCCAGAGCCTTTCCAATCCCATATTTCCTATCTCCAATTAGATCTAAGCCTCTTTGCAAAATCCGCATCAGATTTATCTACTTCCTAAATAGCCACAGGTCTACCATTCTCATAAGGTTTCTTGCCTTCTTTGTAAGCTTTAAAACGTGCTCTAAATTCAGTTGGATCTTTGTACATAACCATCAATTCTATTGCTAAGAAGATTAGCAACGACGTTGGTCATGAAGTCATTCCCTTCGTCGTGCTAAACTAATCTTAGTATAAGTTTCAACAAATAGTTATTCTCTCTAGTAAGCTCTAGAAGCTCTTGTTCTTCAGAGTATGTCATTTCTCTCCGCTCACTTTATTACGAATAGCAGCCCTGGCTTTGATACGCTCACGTTCCTCAGCAGCTTTATCTTTCTGCTTCTGTAATTCCATCTCGTGTTGCATACGCTGCTTTTCGAGATCAATCTTCTTATCTTCTATTTCTCTCTTCTGACGTGCTTCATAACGCTTAGTATACTCATCGGATGCAATCTTACGCTGCTGTGTAGCATCCTTAGCTATCTCCATAGGATCGGGTATGCCATTGTTATTAGCATCCTTCTCTTCTGTTCCACGGTAAGCACTAATCTCAGCTACAGCAATCTTAGTCTGGTTATCAGCATCAATACGGTAACGCTCAAGCTCCATCTTAGCTTCCTCAAGCATAAGCTGCTGTTGCTGCTGTTCATTCTGCATCTGTTGCAGTTGAATAGCTTGTTGCTGTTCAGCTTCTTGCTGTTGTTGCATTGCTTGCTCTTGACGCTCTTGAGATTCTTTAAGCTTTTGTTTAATAATATTGAAGTTGTCGTTTGTAAGTACTTCTGCTGCTTCCAAGATAGACATACCGTTCTACATAGCTGGTTGTAATAACTGCTGCAGTTTCTGTATATTCTCGTTGTCTTTAGAAGTATCGCTTACAAATACATCCATATCTTCGTAATAGAACTTATCTGAAATATCAATGTAAGCTCGTTCGCCGTTATCAAATATATAACTGAGTTTCTTCTTACCAGTCTGTGACCAAGCTCCTTTAGCTGTATTTAACAACATATTAAGAGCATGTTTCTTACACTGATTGTGTACCCAGAACAAAGGCTCTGTAATATGTGAAGACTGTACAACCGAACGTTCTACATTGCCAACAAGTTCATTAGAACTAATAGCACCTTCACGCTGCTCTGTAATACCAGATATAGTACCTGCTAGTTGTTCTATCTTGTCCATCAACTGAATGTATTCAGCAATAACATTAGACATTGTAAGGTCTAGCGAAGTAATCTGGTTAAATGTGGCTGGTTTACCACCTTCACGACCTGGTACGTTCCAACCCTCCTCGTAAGGATTAATAAAGTTTACACCTACACTGGATAAGTAATGCATCCAACGATCTGGAGTAATGTTCATGGATTTAGGTATCTAAGTAATATCCATATTTACAACCTTACCTTTATCTCTAGCTATAGCCAATTCAAGTCTATACCAAAGTACGATATACATATACTACAAAGGTTTAAGGATGCTTACAAGACTCCTAGGTTTACTATTAGTATTACTATAAATGGCACCGGTATAAGGAAGTTT